GCGGTTTTGGAACTAACCCGCCGCTTCTATATCCGACATAATCAACACCCAATCCTTCTGGATTGGCAATAGCTTTAGATGAATAAGCCTTTCTAAACTCTGCATGCTCATTAATAGAAGTCTCTAGGTGCTCATAAGCCGATGGCTTGTCATCATATAGATAGTCATTCATTGCTCTGGCTAATGAGTAAAAGCCACTCTTATCTTCTGGATGCGATTCAGATAAGGCGCTAACTGTCATACTCAACGCCTTAGGATCTGGAAACACTCCGGTTAAACTTGCTCGATATTGACTATCAATGCTGTTGAACTGATCAAGCAGGGCCCGAAGATCATCAGCGCGGATCAGTCGATGTGTCTCACTTATTCCATGTTGACGCTCAAAAGCAGCAGCGGATAAACGCTTTAATGTATGCGAGAAGCTCACTTGCCACCTCGCTTATTAAATCTGTATAGCTTTACATAGCGCTTAAAAAATAGCGGGATCAGCCCAATGCAATGGGTTCTGATCTTGTCGTGTTGCTTAGATATATCCGACAAACACTCTTGGCAAACCTCTTTAATGTCAGCGGTTTGATATTGTCCACTTAGGGGCGTAGTTGGCTTATTAGCACTACAAATGTCACAGACCATTGGCATCACCACTTTTAGATATATCTAGTTTTTGCAGCCGCTCAATTTCAGCATTAAGCCGCGCACATTCACGCTTTAACATATCAGTGTCAGAATATAGGGACTGAAGTTGTGTAAAAGCTGATCGCGCGGCCTGCTCACTACTCTGGTAACTAACTCTCCACGACTCGTATGATCCAGTATTCATGGTTATATATCCTCAATGGCTCGTATTACTTGCACGATTCCTTTCATGGCAACCTCTGGGAAATCTGGGCATTTGGTACTCCACTGATAAGGCATGCAAAGATACCCGCGAACAGCATCACAGGTGGCCTTGTAGCTATCTATTGTCAATTTAAGCTCTTCAATTTCAATTTGCTGCTTAGTAATTAACTCATCTTTAGTCATGGTCCACCTCACATGTAATTACAAATATCACAGGCCATTAGCATTACCTCCAAACAGTGCCTGGCGATAACACTTAAGCTCGGCGATTGATTCTCTGATATCAGCCAAAGCTTCATGCTTGTATTGCTTGGCTGCTATCGCCTCTTTGGCTAGTTCTGGCGCCCATGCCATGGCTGCAAGTGCCAAGGCAGAAATATCCAATTGACGATAATGCATGAACTGGTGCAACTCTGGCATTTGGCAAAGAATGAACGAACGGTCAAACATGATGGAGTTACCAGCGAAGATCACCCCTTGTTTGGTTTCTCTGTCATATGCCTCAATACCCATTTGGCGAAGATGGTGAATGATCTGCTGTTCAGCCTCAAGTAACGACCAAGCAGACTGACGTACTTCATCAAGCAAGCCGCTCTTGGTATGGGTATCAATCGCCCATTGATGTGATCGGCTAATTACTGTCTCATCTTGATGGATCACAACTCTCAGCGCAGAGCCAACCTGATTTAGTTCTCTATCGGTAACGACTAAGGCAATTTCAAAAATGGGGTAATACTCCATACCCAACTGACCGTTATCAAGGCGATCATTAAAACCGCCAGTTTCAATATCACCGAATAAAAAGTAACTATTCATGGAAGTGCTCCTTAATTTCCTTGCCTATTTGAAACTGAAATGAATTAGGTTCATCAGGGTATAAGATTGGCCTCATCGTACCCTCAACGACATGGAATAGTGACATTAGCCATTCCATTGGTACCCATTTAGTCGCCACCAAGAAGTCACCTTCTATATCGCCAAGCCATACAGGGATGCCATAATATTTCCCATGATGACTAAAACCCTCCGCTATAGCCTGTTGTTCTGTCATGTAGCCAACCGCTTTTAAAACCTTCGCTTTACTCATTAAATATCTTCCCTTTGTGAAGATGCATAAACTAACCCGCAAACCACTTACGCCAACGGTTTAGGCTGTTTTACAATTAATTCCTGTCTTGGCACTGTCTTGATTCACACGCCCAATAAATGGGTTATAAATTGCCATTAAATGACTGTGCCACAACTCAATTGCTGCCCTCTTTTGGTCGGCTAAATAGGTATGAATGTAGGCTTGATCTAGCTTAGTCATCGAGTGGTTTAACATCTGCTCGGCCACCATGTAATCAATCCCTAAGTCAGCCCAACACGACCTTGCTAGTTTGCGTAAATCATGGGCCGTCCATTCACTGTTACTCACCTGCTTAACCAAACTATTCGCCGACCGTTCATCTAATCCACCATTGCGACAAGGATGCGGAAATAAATACCCACCGCGATACCCTGCAGCTTCCTGCATGGCTTTATGCCAACGTAATACATCAGCCATTAATTGGGTGATCGGGATAGTCAGTTGGGCATGTGTTTTAGTAATGTCGGCAGGGATCACCAACTTAGCATTAGCCTCGTCGTAATAGGTCCAGCGTAGTAAACGGGTTTCACCGATACGGGTACCGTAAGCCAGCATGATAAAAATGAGCATAGCGGCGCCATCGTTAGCATTACCTATATTCGTCAGCAGCTGCAGCAGATCAGTGGATTGTAGTTTTGGTGGCTTAGTCGCAATGGGGGTCGAGATAAAATCGGTAAAACTCAATGATGCCAGCGGATCATCACTAATCAACTTAAGCACTGTCGCCTGTTTAAATGCCTTACGTAAAATCGCGTAATACTGGCGAACGCTGCCCAATGCGTAGCGAGCCTGCAGGGGCCAAATCAATAGCTCATCGACCTTATGATGATTAAGCTCACTCAGCATCACATCACCCAGCACAGGGATTAAGTGCTTGGTGATGGCGCACTTGATATTGCGTTTGCGCTTAAGTGACAGACTGGTATCGGTTTGTGACCGGCTTAAATACCAATTTAATAACCCGCCGCAACTTAGCCAGGTATTAACCTTCACACTCTGATCTTGCCTATGCTGCATGCTGAGCGACGGTAAATCATCCAGCATGGCCTTAGCGCTAACTAGCGGCCAATCGGCAACCTTAGCCCAATTGGCCTTGCCGTCTTTATAGGTGATTAAGTGCCAGCTACCACGGCTGCGTGAACTCGCCAAACGCAGTCGCAGCGGAAATCTTGGGTCCCTGATTTCAGTAATAGACTTATCGGCAACCGCCCGTTTAATGGCGGCGTCACTTAACGCAATACAGGTCACGGCCATTAGTCACACCTCAGGTTAGTGCGGCAATCCGCGTAAAAATACTCGATCGCAATGGCTTCTTTATCTGCAGGTGATAACCCAACCTTAAACAAGTCAGCAGTCAGTTTTTCAATCAACTCAAACTCAGTCAGGATTAAGGATTGCTGCAGCTTAATCAGCTCATTATTGGCCGTTATATTCACGCCAACACCGCCGCATTTATCACAGCAATGCAGCTCAAACATCGGCCTAACTTTGCCAACTCCGCGGCAAGTTCTGCACTTTGGCAGCGCATTGATCTGGCGTTTAATCGCCTCTTTGGAAAGCACTAGCGCCTTATACTCAGGCGTTGATAACACACTGTCTTTACAGAGCAAGTCAAAGCGTTCATTCAATACTGACTGCTTGGCGAGTACTGCCATCAAGCGTTTGTTCTGGCGCTCTAGTGGCTCGATGCGGTGGCTGTCAGCATTACCAATCGCGGCATTGGCATCTAATTCATCACGGATCACTCGCACTGCAGCTTCAACGCCACAGGCCAAATCAACCGAGCCCATAGACTCGAGTTGATCGGCTTCTTTAACTAGGCGCTTAACTAAGTCGTTTACTGTCTCAATCATTTGGATAGCCTCTCGGCTAGCGCTTTATTGTGCTCATTAACCGCTTTCTCACACTCTTCAGTGCTATCAAATTGATACACAAGCTCACGGCTTTTACCTTCGTCATGGGCATAAAAGTGAGCAAAGGCGGTGCGGCGTTCTATCCTTGTGAATTTCTCAAGTTCTTGCTTACTCCAGCGGCGAGTGTGCCTTGTGGAAAGAACGCGACCTTGCTGCCAAGGGACGTTATTAAATTTAAGTCTGTTATCTGGTGCACTCATTAGTTCACCTGCTCATTTTCAGCAGCGACTAAGCGCAATACCCGCTTTGCATAGCGTTCGGCATCGGCTTGATGATGGTGCAGTGTGTCGACGCCAGTCATGTACTTGTCGTAAAAATGCTGGCTAAATTGTTCTGCAGTGATCTTGGTACCGCTTAAATCACAAAACGATTTAGTCAGCTGCTCAACCGTATTCAACATCTTTCCGGTACCGCAGCAATGCTGGCACTCACCATTACGGTGATAATTCAGCTTAGTGCCATGGCACTTAGTGCAAACGCGGGAGCCGCAAACCTCATTCACGGCCAGCTTTGCCAACGCAGTCGCCGCAATAGGCCTAAAGTCGGTTTCATACTGTTTGGCTAAGGCGTTGATCAGCAAATTCTCGGCATCAATATCGCCGCAAATACTGGCCTCTAATACTTTAACGCCGACTAAATACTTACCCTGCACCTGCGCGACAACACCCATAGCATCCTCCTTACTAAAAACCCCTTTGCCACCGACTGCAGCGCCAATCGCAACACCGCGGGGCGACAACAACTCAAATAAGCGCTCTATCGATATCATCTGTCAGTCCCTTGAGGTGATGGCGCAGTCGGTGCCGCACTCTTGTGAATAATGGCCAGTGCCATGCGAAATACACGGCTCTCTTTCGATTCAAGCGGATCAATGCGCGATACCGAGCTTTCAGGCTTGCGAGTCACATCTTCTCTCACCAGTTTTCTTAAATACAAAGCATCACTGAGCGTAGAATTACTGACACCTGCCTCTTTACACGCCTTTAAAATGGAATAGCCGCCAACATATAAATCAATCGCCTTTTCAAGATTTGAAGCACATAAAACCGATCTATCACGGAAAACCCCGCGCTTTTTTAGCGCTCTAGTGAGTGCGCCTTTGCTAACGTCAGCACGTTGGGCGGAATCAATAATCGATAACTGTTGAGTGACATAGAATGCGATCGCTTTATCAATGCGCTCATCAAACGATAATTTATGAGTTGTCATTATTCCCCCAGCCCAAACATGGCGATCAGTGCAGCATCGCGAGTGTCAGCATTGCTGCGCCCCGTCCAACCGGTGATCTTGTTAAAATAAACACTGCTATCCTTGGCTTTTTTAATCGGACCACGCAGCGGCTTTACCAAAGTGACTTTGATGCCCTTATCCTCAAGCACTTCTTTAATCAGTCTGGCCGTGGCTTTCACCTTGCCCAAATCTTCGGCGATACTCATGTTCACCTTGGCGTTAGAACCGCTTTGGCTAGGTGCATGGCCAACGTAGGCAAGCAATGGATTTTGCCCTTTAGCCGACTGCCTTAACCGCTTAGGGAATACCGGCTTTTTGTTATCCACATCTTCAAGTAACACAGCGCAAGGCGAGCTCGAAGCACTGCTAACCACAAACTCAATCAACTCACTAAAACCCATACTCTTAAGCGTCACTATTTCGTTGTTAACTACAGTCGCCACACCGCTTTTAGTCAGGTCAGGATCAATACCAATTCGAATCACGCTATACCCCTCTAAAATGTTTCGACTGCTGCACTAAAAACCGATTCGCCTGAAAGCGACCATCGCGCCCACCAATGGCAAATAAGCGTTCGTACTCAATCGACACTGAATGCTTAAACTGCTGAGGAATAACAGACATGTGCTTTTGAATCCGCTCGGCGTCTGAATCACCACTTCGGCAGTGATAAAACAGCGGGTATTCACGCGCACACCGAAAGCCTTGTGCGAGTAGATCAGCGGCAGAGAACTGAGTCGGAACAAACAACACTGCATCGTTAACCGCATCCTTGACCGTTGTGTTCGCAACGCTAGCTGAAGCCTTTGGCGCCACAATCGCGCTATAAAAATCAGGCGCATTTGCAGGTAACGGTTTAATTGCCAGAGCCATTTGCAGTCCTTAGCCCAAACTTTTGGCGCAGATCAGCGATAATCGAACATGCCTTTTGATTTTCAACTGGCTTGTTTACAGGGGCAGCAAGCGCCTTAGGAATACACGCATCAAAGCTTTCACCCTTCACCGCGCGGCGGCACATAACCTCATAGTTGCGTTTAAACAAGGGCCATGTTTGCTGCTCAGTACGGTTTTGCAGCTCATACCAACCCGTTTCACGGCCGGCGGCAAATACTGCGCCATGGCTCCAATTGTGCTCACTCGGCCATCGACCATGTGAACAACACTCCCGGTAAGCTTGTTCTGCACTAGGCAAGCCCAACTGTTCAGGCGTAGGCGTACACATAGCCACGAACTCCGCAGGGTTAACGCTCCATGGCGCGGTCGCTGCGCGTTGTTTAAATGCCTCAATACCGATCATCACCTCACTAACACTCAAACCTGCCTCGCCAATTTTGCTAACAAACTCCGCCACTACACTGCCAAGCTCAGCACCAAACCGATTGCTAAAATCACGACTGTACAGGTTCATAGTCGGCATCAATTGTGTGGCCACCACCGTGGTGATCTGTTGACTGCTCGAGTTGCTCTGCCATTTCCCGCAGTTCGCGGAATACTCTGGCTGTGGGGTTCTCATAGCGTTGATTGTGTGCGGCAGAATCGTTTGCATTGGTTTCATGTGATGTTCTCGCTAGCAGTTTGGCGTTAAGTTTGTCCCATTGTTTACGTAGGGTTTTTGGGCATAACACGTTGCTCGCCCAAAATGAGTCGCTATTGGCAAACTTAAACAGCTTGCAGATTTCATGGTGAGTGCGTTTGTCTTGCACGCGCATTAAGCGCACTTGGTTTGCCCAGTCAGGCCAGTTAGGCTGCTTTGCAGTGGGGTTAACAATCAGGACTTTGTTGAAGATGTACTCAGCACAGGTTAAGTCGTCCTGAGTACCCCAAAGTTTGCCATTCGGAGTTTGAACAGCGGCATCGGGTTTTACCTGTGTGTCGGCCATTGCGACAGCAATGTTCGACGAAGAGATCTTTTGTATTTCTTTTGTATTAGTGTCTTTCTTTTGTATCTCTCGGTTCTGACAACCTACGCTGTCGGTTTCGACAATGGCATTGTCAGAATCGACAATAATATTGTCGGTTTTAATAGTGGATTTTTTACCGTTAATCGAATGCGATTTCTTGTCTTGCCACGCCGAAACAATCGGGTTAACGCCAACTTTACGACCGTCTTTTATGATGATATCGCGCGCAGTAAGCGACTTAATTGCATGACAAATATTGCTTGTTGTAATCCCCGTCATGTCGGCTAATTGCTCTAAGCAAACCCAATCAGTGGCCTTGCCATAGCCGTAGGTTCTACGGATCACCGCAAACACCACCCGACTCTCACGATCGCTTAATTTAGTACGGCACAGGGCATCCACCAGCGTATTGGAGAGTCGTAAATAACCATCATCCAAGTCTGCTTTCACCACCCCACCCCGCGCTTGTTGTTTGTGCTCAGCAACGGGCCGTAACGGCACCACATTGCTGCCACCAGCATCATGATTGACGCTATTAATTGATTCTTGTAACATCGTCTTACCTCGACTTCTTCAAACGTTTCTAGGTATTAAGCCCACAGCCTCCACAGCTCTAGTGGGCTTTCTTATTTCAACTCCACTGCACTACCTGAAAACTGATACCCCGCATCCAGTACCCGCGCCGCAATACCTTCAGCACTCGTCGTCGGCGATGTACGGATCACGTTAGCCAACAAGGCAATTTCATGATCCCGCTCAATGCGAGAAAACTCGGAAATTTTTTGATTACGCTCAATGCGAGCGAACTCGGCATCTTCTTCTGGGGTGTATGGGATATTTGCGTAGGAGTTATCAGTTAACTGATTTGCATCAACCTTTACCGCAATAACTGGATCGTAAGCTTTCATCACGTTCTCCCATTCGCTTTTAACCGCTCATGGTCATGGCGACAGTCGGCATCACAAAAATGACTTGCGCCTGTAATCTTGGTTAAGCAATAGTGGCATCTGCCAGTAAACGGCAATGACGGCTGGCGAACGCCCAGCGCGGCCTTGATGTGAATGTCGTTCTCGATGGCGGCTACATCTGCAATATCACTCATTGGATGCGCTCTTCATTTCTGATGAGTCTAGTTCGCGGCTAATGTGTGGCAATTCCCGCACTTGGCTGCTCACTACGGCTTTAAGCGACAGCACTTCGCGCACTGTGTTGGTGAGTTCGCGGCCGATACGTTCAAACTCGTCAGGGGTGATCACCCCATCGGCGCGTGAGTCGCGAATTTCTGCCAGTGCAATCCCCATCTGCTCGCTAATCATCAGCAGCTGATCGCTCAACTCTTCATCGCAGTTAACCGCCTCAGGCAACTTAACGAACACGCCACCACGGCTATGGCACCAAGCAGACACAATGCGATCGTCATCAGCCAGCGCAGTAAGATGAATCGCATCACGCAAGTACAAGTGATTGCTGTCGTTATCAGGGTTGAGCTTGTTGTACATCACCCCGGGCTGCTGGAATAAATCCTTGGCTAGTTTGTCTACACCGTAATCATGCCCCAGCGCATGGGCGGCATAGAGTGGATCGGTACATGAAAGGCTTTGGCGCTTTAATGTGAGTTTACTCATAGGGTTAGTTATCCTGTTTAGACACTAGTTAGCTAGGCAACCTGAGATGCTGAATTGGATTCAAGGGCTTTATCAGCATGAACCTTCAATTCACCACCCGTTAAGCGCTCGATTTGATAAGCGCGTAACTCTGGGACTTCATCACCCCATCCAGAAACTGAAGGGCTTTTAATATTCAGTGCAGCCGCGGTTGCTGCGGTTCCACCAAAAAACTTAAGGACATCTGACTTTTTCATGGAAACCCCTGAAATAGATTTAATAAAAACTAAAACCGATGATAGTAGGTTTTCCTACTATTGTAAACTAAAGCTACGGTTACAATTTGAAGTTTTTTATGTAGTCTTTCCTACGTATGATTTACGGAAATAGACCTAATGAAAAAAAGCATGGGGAAACGCATCGCCGAGCGCAGAAAAGAGCTTGGTTTATCTCAAGATGTAGTTGCAAAATATGTTGGTGTTAATCGTGTTTCTGTAAGTAATTGGGAAACTGACGGGAAAAACGGTACGTCACCCAAAGGTGCAAACCTTATTGCATTAGCTGAGCTTCTTAAATGCACCCCTGAGTGGCTATTAAGCGGTGAGGATGAAGCTTTAAAAACTGAAATCCGCGAATCTAATGCTCAATGGCATCCGGGTTTTGAGTTATGGGATGGCGATACACCATTAAGGGATGACGAAGTGGCCTTACCGTTTTTTCGTGAAGTAGAATTGGCTGCTGGCAATGGATCGACCTTTGTGCAAGAGAATGGCGGCTGTAAACTGCGTTTTGCTAAATCGACCCTTAAAAAGAGCAATGTGGATCCACAACATGCGGCCTGTGTGACGGTTTCTGGCAATAGCATGTTGCCAGTTCTGAGACATGGCACCACTGTCGGCGTAGACACCAGTAAAAAATCTATTATCGATGGTGAGATGTATGCCATTGATCACGATGGCATGCTGCGGGTAAAAATGCTCTATCGCACACCTGGCGGTGGCGTTCGCATCAAAAGCTACAATAACGATGAGTTCCCTGATGAATTTATTCAACCTGAAAAAATGCAGGAAATAAAAATTATCGGTTGGGTATTCTGGTGGTCAGTGTTAAACGTATGGAATAACTGATATTTATTTAGTAAAGGATTATTACTATGAAGCAAATATTAATATCTTTAATGCTATTTGTATTGTATGGATGTGCAACTTCAGCAGTCGATTATGACAAAGCAAAGCCTGTACCTGATGATCGCAATCTATTAAAAACAGATGGAAAATTTATATTTACAGTAGTTAGGGATTCTGGCTGGACAGGTAGCATTTGCTATGCCGATATTTACATTGATGACCAGTTAGCCGCGAAGCTAGAGCCAAGTGAGAAAGTTACACTTAGAACAAATGAAAACAGGGTGATGCTAAAAGTTACTAACTCAGGTGCCTCCATGTGTTCACATGATTGGGGCGGGAATTATTATGAGGCTTTTCTTGAATTAGATAAGCATAAAATATTCAGAATTCATGTAAATAATGATGGTAAAGGATTACAAATATTAGCTGGCGGAATTTATAAAAACTAAAGGAAAAGGCAATAACATGGATGATTTAACAGCAGATTTTTTAGCAAAACACCCTTATATTCCCACTCAATTTATTGCGTTAGATGCAGAAACGACCGGGCTCAGTGCTGACGTTGATAAAATTATCGAAATCGCCGCAATCAAGTTTGATCTGCTGTCGAACGAACATCCTGTATTTGAAGCGTTGATTAATCCTAATGTAAAAGTATCGCGCAAGATCACCAGTATTACTGGTATCACCAATGCGATGTTAGCTGATCAAGAAACCTTCACCGACATAGCGCAAGACCTAAAGCAATTTATAGGTGATCTGCCAATAGTGGCCTACAACGCCAAGTTTGATAAAGGTTTTTTAGATACTGAGTTCGCTCATGTTGGCATCCAACTTAGCAACCATTACCACTGTGCATTGAATCTGGCAAAGGCCGCATTCAATTTACCTAATTATAAATTAGCCACAGTAGCTGAACACTGTAATGTTCCGCTTAATGAGGCTCATCGCGCTAAAGCCGATGCGATTGCCGCTGGCCGTGTGTTTATGCGCGCAGCTGTGACATTAGGCCATATCAATGAGATTGCCACTAAAAAACCTTTTACTAAATCATCAGGCGCAGACCACAAAGCATACTCTCCTAATGAATTTGGTGAGCTATACGGTCAGACAATCGTCTTTACAGGCGAACTGTCGATGACGCGCGCAGAAGCTTTTGAAGCCGCCGCTGAACTTGGACTTGAAATTAAATCAGGTGTATCTAAAAAGACAAATTATCTTGTTGTTGGTGAGCAGGTTGAACATCTTGTTGGCCCAACGGGTATATCAAGCAAACAAATCAAAGCCGAAGCACTTATTGATGAAGGCTTTGATATTCAAATTCTAGATGAAGATGAATTTATGGCGCTGATTGAGGCATAGGTAAAACAAGGAGTTGTTATGGATTATAAAGTTGTTAAATCAGACCGTTTCGTCTCGGGTTATGTCGATACTACAGTTATTTCAACCATTGAAACAAATACAGGCAATGAGATAGGCATATCGTTTTCTGTTGACCAAGTATGGCCTAAGTCGTTAAGCGATCAGGACGGCGGCAATAAATTTGAAGTGGTTAGATCGGTATTGGCTAGCTTTACAATGACCAATGATCAAGCTGTTGAGTTAGCAAACCTGTTACTAACGGCGATTAACAAAAATGACTGAGTTATCGACTGGAAGAGGCAATACCGTGTTGCACCTCGTTTCAGGCGGTAATGATCATGGTGCAACACCTAAAATATCTGATACTATAAGTACCAAAGGTTCTGGAGACGGGGGCGGCGGTATGGAGCCAAGAGTAGCTAGACTAGAGTCAGATGTCGAAAATATCAAAATAACACTCAGCGACATCAAATCTGATGTCAGAGAAATAAAGCGCGATGCAAGAACAGACTTTAGATTACTTTTTGGTACTATCATTACCGTTGCGCTTGGCCTTGCTGGGCTAATGGCAAAAGGCTTCCATTGGTTATAGCTTTATTCCTTAAGGGGCGGCGGTATGGAAAGTAGAATCATTAGGCTTGAAGACAACGTAACCGACATAAAAGTATCTGTTGGTAAAATCGAGACTAGGCTAGACCATATTGAAAAAAACATGTTTACCAAAGGTATGGCAGCAGGGTACGCACTTGTCGCTATTATTGCCGTATTCGGTGCCGGATGGTGGATTGTCCAACAATATCTATCACCAATACTAAAGGCATTACCACGTTAAATTTTAAACCCGCGAAAGCGGGTTTTTTATACTTCGCCTCACAGCAATAATCTATGGCTCTTGCGTTCCATTGCCTCCATTGCCGCCGCCGCTTTGTATTGGCCGCTTAGTGGTGGCAATATCCTCGGCATAAATCCCCGCACTGATGATGGCGCCACCAATACGGCGCTTACCATAACCAATGCCCACGGTATTACCCGCTGCGGTAGTATTAACTGCGCCACCAAAAGCATAACTCGGCGCGTTCTCAGCCGCTTCCCTGCCCTTAAGTCCTTTCGCTTGTGGTGAAAGCATTTGAATAACACCACCTGCAACCATCCCTATGCCTGCCGAAATCATAGCTCCGCCAAGCGGTGCAGCCATACCGAAGCTCATTCCTGATACAAATGCACCAGCTATAATTAGAACCGCCCCAGCAATAGTTTGTAGTACTCCACCGCGTTTACTGCCACCGATAACAGGCACAATCCGTATTTCCCGCGACCCCGCCAAATCAAACTCATCTTCAACTGTGTTTTTGCCATTACGAAAAATCGCATAACGCAATCCAAGCTTGGCCTGCTCTTTAATGAACGGCTCAAAGCCCTTTAGCGTGTTTTTAATGGCGCTAAATGCCTCTGTCGTCGTGCCCGTATCTAAAAAGCGCTTGTGCTCACGGCCAAACTTTTTGGCTAGCGAGCCCGACAACTTAATGATGGTGCATTGATTATTATCCACGATTACCCCCTCCTATCTTCAGCTCGATAAACACTGTTCGCCTTGTTGAAACCATCGAAAATCTATCCATTTTCACATCTCCAGTAATTGAACAACCCAATTAACCTGCCAACAAATATAACATGAAACAATGAATGTAGGAAAACCTACGAAAACATTTGACACTTAATGTAGGTTATCCTACTATCAGTTCATCGATTAGAAACTGTACCTACAGAAAACTAATCACGCTCTTTAACAGACTGGCCCATGAACAACTAAACCCGCCTAGAGCGGACTAGGTTACTCCGAGGATCACGCGGCGGAGGATAGTAATCCGCGTAAACAGACCTATACACCGCTATTGGCGACCGGACTGTTTGAGTGGGAAGAGCCCATAAGAACAGGTACTAAATGGTTTCACTGCGAGCATGACCCAAATATGTGTATAGCCCCGCCAACCATCGGCGGTGTGGTAGATGGACAATCGCCTTGGCTACAGGGCGCATTGGTGAAGGTGACTGAATAGTAAGACTCGACTACCGACTGAGCCAACCGTGGCGCTATAGGCTCCACCCTTTCGGTAACTGGAAATGAGCGCCAGTCAGTCACCTTCACCAATGCGAATAAGTAATAACGGCAATTAAAACCCAATAAATTAAGGAAATAAAATGTTGCTTAGAAAAATAGAAGCTCATGTGCAGCTGTTTAATAGCCTGCCTGCACTAGGAGAAAAGCTAACTCTCGGCCGTAGAGAATTTGAAGTGCGCAGAGTTGGACGTTCAAATTATCAACTTGTTGAAACATTTTTCAAAACCTAAGTTGTTCAGGATTTCCGAACAACTTAATTAAATCACGCCAACCTGCGGCACCAGCAGGCAATTAACAGAGGATAAGCCAATGTGACTAACCAGCCGTTAGAAGCGGCCACTTACAAGCGCAGGTCATGACAGCGCCCCGAGTCAGCACGTTCTGAGCCAGCTTTGGATCTGGTTAGGGTTAATAAATAAAGGTCCCACTGGTAAAGCAGCGCGAACGCCTGAAAGTAGTGCACCAGTTATTAGCGGCATAGCGCGGCAGAGGACGGGTTCAGGCCGCCGGATGACGTAACCGGCAATCAATAAAATCGAACCAACCGGAATTACCGGATAGTTCAAACAAGCCAAACTCAATAATTTAATTCTGAGGCAAATATGGATACACGAGGAAACTTGTACGAGCTGACTCATGCAGACTTAATAGAGAGGCAGAGAATGTTAGGTTCTCCACTCATCCCTCTTAATGAACAGCAGTTCAAAGAGCTGCAGCCTATGACCAAAAATCAGCGAAAGAACAGTATGCGCAATCGTGAATGCCCATGCGGAAGCGGTCATAAATTTAAAAAATGCTGCTGGGGTAAATACGCATGAATACGATACAAGAACAGTGGTTATTGTTTTTAAAGCTAGTGGTTCCTAAAGATGCTGCACCATATCAACAGCAAGAAATGCGCAGATCCTTTTATGCTGGTGCAGAAGCAATGATGAGAATTCAATTTTCCATCTCAGACCCATCAATAAGTGATGATGCAGCCGTTCAGATACTTGAAGGGTTAAGGCAAGAACTCACTATGTTTGCTCAGAAAGTAAAGCAAGGGAAAGCCTAACCATGAAAGCCCAGCAACCCGACTTTCTCGACTTAGTGCTAATGCTACTCGCCAAGTTGATCCCGTTCGACCTGTTGTAACGCCAAACCTTCCGTTTAATTTCTACCCTTTAAAACCAGCCAAACCTAACCACGATTCAGCGAGGTGACCTATGCAACACCCAATCGCAGCGCAATCATGCGCCATTGCGCAAGATAAACGTGCCACAACCGAAGCTCAGTTGCTAATGCACCTTGGCATAGCCTGTCGCCTCGCCCAATTGACCAACCTCATGCACTGCCCAACCGTCATTCAGCGCAAAAATGCATTAGAGCAATACCTGCAAAACAACATTTGCACCTATGCATTTCGCGAGCGCTTCCACGTCACCAAGTTGGATGAAAGCCCATTAAAAACGACACCACTAAACGAAGTGGCCAACATTCAAATAACTCGTAGCGGCCGCGTAAAACTCACCCGAGTCGCCCTGCCAATCGCGACCGAAATCACCGTCAGTGACCGAACCTGCAGCTGGATAAATCGCTGCTTTCAACATCAAGTCATTAGCAGCCTAAAGCAGGTACCCCATGTTTGATGCACAGGCCCATGCCACCAGCGAAAAATTAGTGGGAATGCTCGCGAACGAGCTTAAGCAAGAAGCGATAGCCGCATTGCGCGATAACGCCATGTCCGCCCACTGCGACCGCTCGATAGCCGAGTTAAACCAGTTGATCATCGACTATCCCGAATCAAAACATACTTGGGTTCGACTGATTGAACGCTGGCAAGAGATAAAGCAAAAACACGGCCAGCGCAGCGCGCAAGATCTGCTCAACGCTGAATATGCACGACTCGCCAGCACACCAAGCTAAGCCCCAAATTTGAACGTGTAAGTCATCGTTACAAGTTCAACTCAAACCAACCCTCTTACATCTATCAGCCTAGTGAGCAATCACCAGTTTGGAGTCCACCATGTTCTTCGTATACGGCGTATCCATGACCATAGCTAAAAAAGAAGCGGCTAAAAAGTGCAGCCTATACGAAGGCGTTCAGCCGAAGCGTCGCGAACTCAGCCCCGCGGAATACCAAGCCAAGCTAGATGAAATGGCAACGGCCAAGTTTGAAACCATGAAGCCACAAAAGCTGTCGCACTCGCTCTCAACGCCTTCGCTCTGCGCGCAATACATTGAGCTAGCAAAAAAAACAGGACCAATGCCGCGACCTGCATGTTCGTTACCGCAAACCCACGGGCAAGGTTAACCCCAAGACCAAGAAAGAGATTGTCAGTTGGGTGGTCTACAACGGCGAAATCGCCGCGTAACGCAAACCTAAGTGCAGTGAAAACAGAGCAGAGAGAATCGATATGAGTTACTACAAAATTACCAACGCAACCGCAGTGCAAGCGTTCAAAGACTTTGATGCAGCTAAAGCAAACTTGATTGAGCAAGCCACTAAATTAGCCGACCACTTCGGTGGTAAACCTATTTTTAGCAATCGCGTTGAATGTATTTCGTGTGCTGGCATTAACTTTCACAACTTCAACCAGCTTGAAAACAATCATTTATGGTTCAAGCCTAAAGCAGCTAATTGCTTTGCTTCATCCCCCAAATACGGCAAACCGAAAGCCGCGGATCGTAAAGCGTTAGAAGCTATCACAGCTAAATACAATGCCATGATGCCAGTAGAAGTTTCACGCATACCTCTTCTAGCGGCGATTAGTACAAATTGGGGTGATTGCTTATTCTCCCCGCTTTCGCTGTTCCTGCACGATGACGTTATTTACCTCGATACCCGCCTTAGTCTTATCGATGCGACCGAGATATTTGGCAGCGAATATGAAGCTGTAAAAAGTGCTTATCAAGCCGCAAAAGTTGAGGTGAAAGCATGAGCTACCCACAACTAATCAATGATCCACGCTTGGATGGATACACCAAAAGAACGCGTAACGGGAAAACTCAAGTATTTTACACCGGAAACGATGAGCGTGATTTTGAGCGCTATCGCGCAGAAGGTGGTCCATCAAGCAGTACGGTAATAATGCATGACAAACCAGATACTATCCGCATTGAACAGCCAGAAAAGCATATTTATGCCGAACTTATTGATGGTCAATGGTTCTGGGTAAACGGTTGCGGTGAATGCAACGGAAAGCCGCGAGACTGGGGCACCTATATCGAATGTGATAAGCATAATGTATGTGCAAGCTGCGGCTGTACCCGTGAGCAGCTAACTGAAGCACCTTGGGGGAGAAAACATGGCTGGGTTTGCAAACCTTGCGCAGAGATTGAGGATAAAAAAAGACACGAAGCCGCTATGGCTAGGGTTGCTGATTACGAATATAACGAATGGGATTTCTACTGCAATAACGAAATAACCTGCCCTTACTGCAAAGCTGAGATTGAATCAGACTGTGATCTTTATTCTTCTGATGGTGATGATCATGAGTGCCACGACTGCGGCAACATCTTTGAACTCACCGCTGTACCTAAAGTCGAGTGGACGACTAAGCGCAAGGAGGCTGTATGAGCAACCAACATGATTTTTACGCCAAACATTACCCTTGGCTCAATGCAGATCAACGTGAGTGCTTTGATTTCCTTTGTGACATTCACAACGGCGGTAATCACATGTTTGGAAAAATCCAAGCCTGTGGTGAACAAGGGTTATCAATCAACAGTACAAGCGCGCATTACATGTCTACCTTCGACTATAGCGCCCTCACGACTGCCGTTGTTCTTGCACATGACCGCATGATCCGCTTTCAAATCGAGCCATCAGGACCACGCATGTTGAAGTTTATCGCTCACAAGCGCCATACCCGCGAAGGTGATTACTGTGAACGTCATCCAACGATGGAAGAAGCAATTGCCACGGTAAGAGAACAATTTCCATATGACGAGGTGAAAGCATGAGCCAACAACTCACACCAAAGCAAATCGCGGCAAGGGCTTACTACCAAGCGCATAAGGAAAGTATCAAAGCGCAAAAACGGGCTCAATACGAAACTAAGGCGCGTAAGCCAAAAGTGATGAAAGTCGTTAACTCATCGACTTCTCAAACTTCAACTGCTGCACCTAAAGCTAAAACAGTCCGATTCCAAGAGGAAAATGAGCCAGTCATCCAGTCAATTAGGATATCGGCCGAGGATAAAACGCGACTTGCTAAACGCCGCCGCATCGAGGACATGAAACTCGCCAAAGAGCTGGGATTAAGCATGGAGGATTTTCAATGATGAGCCAATTTGACTACATCAAACAGTATTACGCTGTTCCAGCCGAAATTGGCCGCTTAGTTAAAGTGAATGGCCGCGCTGGCGTGATCGTTAAAGATTGCGGCCATCACCTTGGTGTTAACTTTGACGACGATAAGCCAGGCGTTATTCGTCATTGCCACCCAACTTGGGAGGTTGAATACGGCGAAATTGGCAGTATCCGCAAAACAACTAAGTCACAGCAGCGCTATAAGCGTTATTTAGAGTACGGCGACGGCTTTAAAAACTTTATCGAGTTTTGCTACTGGGACGCAAGCCCTGAGAACGAATGGAACAGAGGTGAAGCATGACTAAAACCGCCCCACGCGAAATGATCTACTTACTCGCTGGCAGTGAGTCAGAGCGCAAACTCGACTTACTGCTATCGCTAACGCGCATTACATCCGAGCCCACTATTGCCGCCCTAAAGCTGCATTACACCACAGGCTTGGAACCAGAACGCTGCGCCGCTCGCCACTTTATCGAGCTATCAAACCTGATGCGCGCCCAAACCACGCTTAACAACACCATGGGCGTTGTTGAAGCCATCAAAGAAATTGATTGGGAAAAGCATCTTGCCAAGTTAGCCACGGCAAATGCGCGGATCGTTGAACTCGAGCAGTTGGTCAGCATGGCAGCAAGCTATATGAATGGGAATGAATTACTTGAACAGCACCTTATGGCTGCAATCAGTGATTCAAAGGAGCATGCGGCATGAGCAAAAAATATCAAGTGATTTACGCAGATCCACCATGGGCATTTAGCAACCAGAACACGGGCGGCTCGATGAAATCCAGCGCCCAAGCCAAGTACGCAGTCACCAGCACCGAAGGCTTAAAACGCCTCGATGTTGGCAGTATTGCCGATGATAACTGTGTGCTAGTGATGTGGTACGTGGGCGCCATGCCACAGGATGCCATTGATCTGGTTAAAAGCTGGGGCTTCACCCTTAAAAATATGAACGGTTTTGTGTGGAACAAGCTAACAGTGAATAACAATCCATTCTTTGGTATGGGTTTTTGGTCCCGCGCTGGCAGTGAATCGGCCATCATCGCAGTAAAAGGAAAGCCAAAGCCAGCTTGTCGCAGCGTTCGCGCTGTGGGTAATTATGATCCAGAAAGCCTTGATGAAGTGCTCGCTCACCTATGTTACGTGGGCGCCTATCAAAACATTCGCCATAGCCAAAAGCCAGATGAGTTTCGTGATAAATGCGTCGAGCTAATGGGTGATGTTCCTCGCCTTGAAATATTCGCCAGAACAAAAACTAAAGGATGGGATGTGTTTGGTAACGAGGTTAAAGGCTCAATCGAAATCCCGCTTAAATTAGAGCAATCAATTGATATACCTAAACCAAAACAAACAAGGAAGAAGCGACAACAGACTAAGCAACTCGATATAGAAGAACAGATAGCTAAAGAGCCAGCTAGACCAGCTAATAGCGTATGGCCGATTGAAGTGCTCGACATAGCTAAAGAAGTATTGCGGCTTCATGGCACTACGGTAGCTGAAATCACTGAGGATCGACTTAAAGAAATCTGTGAAGAAATCAACAGACAACGATTAGAAGGTCACTCACCTGACTCAATCATTGATGACTTATTTATGAACATGCCAACGGAGGCAAAATCATGCGCGGCTTAATCGTAGATAACTTCGCGGGCGGTGGCGGTGCTTCCACTGGCATGGGCTGGGCAATCGGTCGCAGCATTGATATTGCAATCAATCACGACCCTGACGCTATTGCCATGCACTCAACCAATCACCCTGACACCCTGCATTATTGCGAGTCGGTATTTGATATTGACCCAGTGCAAGCAACAGCTGGTAAGCCGGTTGATTTAGCGTGGTTCTCACCCGACTGCAAACATTTCAGCAAAGCCAAAGGTAGCAAGCCAGTGAATAAAGAGATTCGCAGCTTAGCTTGGGTTACGGTTCGCTGGGCGATGAAGGTGCGCCCTCGCGTGATGATGCTCGAAAACGTCGAAGAATTTAAAACGTGGGGGCCATTAATTCAATGCCCGGTAACAGATGCAATGCACCCGTGCCCAGAGCGCAAAGGCGAAACATTTAACGCCTTTGTCAGCATATTAAGCACTGGCATAGATGCAGATCACCCCGCACTTGCTGAATGCGTTGAAACCTTAGGCTTGCTCGATACCGCTAAATTGATTAAAGGGCTTGGGTATAAAGTCGAATGGCGCGAGCTACGGGCCTGTGACTATGGCGCACCGACAATCCGTAAGCGTCTATTCATGATCGCACGTTGTGATGGTCAGCCCATCGTTTGGCCTGAACCAACCCACGGCGCACCGGATAGCGAAGCGGTTAAATCGGGCAAACTATTACCGTGGCGCACAGCAGCCGAGTGCATCGACTGGTCACTGTCCTGCAAATCAATCTTTGGCCGTAAAAAGCCATTAGCTGAAAACACCATGCGCCGTATTGCTAAAGGCATTCAACGCTTTGTGATTGATGCTACAAAGCCGTTTATTGTGCCGCAAAACATCACATTAGCGCCCTTCATCACTGAGCACGCTAACGCCAGCAATCAACGCAATATGGCCGTTAATGAGCCACTGCGCACTATCTGTGCAGCAGTCAAAGGCGGTCACTTTGCTGTGGTGCAACCAAAGCTAATGAAGGTTAACGAAACAATCACAACCTTCACAGAATGGTTTGCCAAAACTAAGAACTTTGGTGGTAGCTATGAGGAATACGTAAAGCTTTACGGAAATGATGAATTACTCGAGCCACGCACCGCCGCCAATATCTGTAAGCATTACGGCGGCAATTACTCGGGACCAGGTGATGACCTAAACAACCCATTACCGACAGTGACAACGGTTGATCACAACGCACTGATCACTAGCCACATGATTAAATTGCGTGGCACTAACATCGGTTTTCCGATGGATGAACCGGCACACACTATCACCGCTGGCGGCTTACACCTTGGCGAAGTTCGCGCGTTCTTCATCAAATACTACGGCAACGAGCAAGACGGCGTGGCATGTAACGAACCATTGCACACCATCACCACCAATGACCGCTTTGGCCTAGTGATGATCAAGGGTGAACCCTATCAAATCATCGATATCGGTATGCGCATGCTCGAACCCCATGAGCTATTCGCCTGCCAAGGTTTCACCCCTGATTACATCATCAACAACTACAACGGCAAATCGACCAAAAAGCAGCAAGTCGCCCGTGTTGGCAACTCGGTACCGCCGCAATTTGCCGAAGCCCTCACTCGCGCAAACCTCCCCGAGCTTTGCACACAAACCGCCGAAGCGGCATAGGAGTTTTTATGAACCAGATACAAGCAGTAACAGTAGAGCGTGATGAAGGTTATTGGACGCATCAAGATTTACCTGAGTGGGATGAAGGCACTCCACGAGCAGAATGTATTGCGTGGGCGGCAGCTAACGGCGGTGATTTTGTCGTTATTTGGTTTGAAGCTGATGCACCTGAAAATCTTATTGAGCGTTACTTTGATGATGGCGACATCGATATCAGTGATTGGAACCCAGTTTGCGACAAGGCTGGATCATTCTTGCTGAGTATTCACGATACAGAAGATGGTCCAGTCGCGCTGTTTTTCGCCCCAAATGAACAGGAAGGTAAATAATGACAACCAAACGCAGAGTGTTTTTAGACGGTAACGGCTCAAGCCAGATCAATGTTGAAGGCTTAGGCGTTTACGTTCCTGCCATTGAGCACGATCACATTAAACAAAAACTCGGTACCGAAATTCAGCAATTAAAGGACCAAGTAAACGCGATGAAAGTTGATCTAGAAATTTTAGATCATGGGATGCCAATTAATAGAATTGCCGCGAAACAATTTGATTGGGTTGAGCGAATGGGCTGGCATAACAAAACTGTTTTAGAGGCTCTTGCACTTATCGCGTCAGAAGTTGGTGAAGCCGTGAACGAATGTCGCGGTGAAGCACCTTCAGACTGTTTTGGCACTGAACTAGCCGACATTATTCTAAGAGTTGCGGATTTAGCCCACTGGCAAGGTATCGACCTTGCTCAAACTATTGCAAATAAAATGGCAATTAACGAACAGCGCGGAACTCGCGGCAGACGAATTTAATAAGGATTGGGTATGAATATCGATATGGAAGATTTCACCTTAGATATGATCAGCGCGCAGGCCAAAGCTGCACAGCTTAAGAAAGAAACTGACGCTGAAAAGCTGCCAGCTTTGTTCGACACAACGCTAGATGCACTGGTTTCGGCATGTGAAAAGCTCGAAGCAATTACTGCAGAAAACGATCAGCTGACAAACGAGCTAGAAGAAGTGAAAGCGCTCTTTGTAGATGCGATTGGTGATGGCTGGTATGACGGCTATATGGAACGCATCAAAGATGAAAAAAGTGATGACTGTGACAATCACTCATTTACAGAAGAAGATGTTATGCACTGGTCAGAAGGCTATGAGTCTGAACACCGCTATTCAAAATCAATTGCTGATATCCGCGCTAAAGCTGTGAGTGATTTTGCTAAAGAATCAGCGGAAGGCTGTTCAATGCCATTCATCAAGGTTCTTGCAGAGGAATATATAACAAGGCAATCGGCTAAGGGTGGTGCGCTATGACCACATTTTTAACCTGTCTTTTTCTGCTGCCGATCATCTGGATTTTATTCACATGGATTGGCAAAAAAATAGCGATGAAGTGGCTTTTTGGTTGGCGATTTATCGTTATTAACGCAGAAGGTGAAGCGTGGTACATCGACGTTAAACCCGATGCAAAAGTCAAACCAGTGGGTAAAAATAAGGACGGTAAGTGA